TATTGTTAATTTTTATAATGATGGCGACATGGACAGTTGTTGGATGTACACCCAGACTGGATAGTAACGGATGTTGGGGATATACATATGACCCAGGATTAAAAAGAGGAACATTGTTAAAAAATAGAACATATGCTACTCCTTATAGACAATGTGTGGATAAGGACTTTCCACATATTGATCGAGAACGGAGACCAAACGGATGAGAATAACATTACTTGTTTTTGTAGTGTTATTGATAAGTAGTTGTTCAAAAAATAATTGGCCTAATGGTATGACACCATTTTTCGCAGAATGTGAAGGAACACAAAATGTATATACTGATAATGCTTGGGGTAAAAGAAAACAAAGTCCCTGTAAAGGGGGTTGGAAATTTTATGATAGAGGTGAACCAACTTTAAAAAATTAGGAGTTGAAATGTTTAATAGAAATGAAATACTGTTTTGGGTTTTTACATTTATTGTAAGTATAATGTTAGCATGGTCTTGTAGACTGGAGGCAGTATTATGAATATTTGGGTAGAATATTTTAAAGTTTCTGAAAGCAGTAAAAACAATCATGCTCAAATGAGAGAAAATCTTAAATGGGATCCTCCAGAACCTGAACATATAATGAAAAGATTTTGTCAATCGAGAGAAGATGCAACTACATTTGCTAATGCGATGTTACAGAAGGGGTACTATGCTACTATAAAAACGGACGGTGGGTGGAGAATTTAGAAAAAGTATCACTTATAGGTTTAAAATCGCATTATTCTGTTTATGGAGGACAAGATTTTTATATTGAAACTGTATTACGATATAAAACTCCTGATGGATACAGGGGTAGCATAGTAAAAATTAGATCAAAAAAGGAGAAATGAAAAAAAATAAACGTGAAAGACAACAAAAGTCTATTAAAAGGCTTGAAAACACCCTTAAAATGCACGAAGCGAATACAGAATTAACAATTGCTATTATGCAAGATAAAGTACTTTCTACCGGCTCTAAAGACAAAGTAGAGTCTATTAGAAAGAAAAAGATAGAACGAATAAAGAAAACAATCGAAAACACTAAGAAAAGAATGTTATAAATATAGAAACAGATACGATTGAAATGTTATTCTTATTCATGAAAATCGTTAACAAACGGAGAATTACATGTTAAAAAAGGTTTATGCTTTTTTGATGGTAATTGTCGCATCATTACTGATAACAGGCGCAGTAGGAGAACCACTTGGAAAATCTAGCACAAAAAAATATAAAGCTATTCCACAACTGCACTCTTTATCTCTAGTCGAAACACAACCAATCTTAAATCCTAACTTAGACTTAATCGTGGAAAATCAAGAGCAAGTTACGTGTTTGGCTAAAAATATTTACTTTGAAGCGGCAACCCAATCGACTGCAGGAAAATTAGCAGTTGCATTTGTAACAAAAAATAGAGTAGATTCAACTCATTTTCCCAGTACTTTTTGTGATGTAATATATGAAGGTCCTCATTATGCTTCAGGACATCCAAAAAGAGATCGATGCCAGTTTTCATGGTATTGTGATGGAATGGGAGACAATCCAAGAGAGGGAGATGGTTGGAAAAATTCACAATCAGTAGCTAAATGGTTTTATGATCATAAAGACAAACTTATGGATATAACAGATGGCGCAACGCATTACCATGCTAGTTGGATGCAAAAATTTCCTAAGTGGTCGAGACAATATAATAAAAATGTAACAATTGATGATCATATATTTTATAAACGGAGTTATAATTTTTAGAAAGTAAATTATGATAGATGATGCAGATGTGAAAATTCCTCAACATGAAAAAGGAAATCTTGCGGAAAATTCTATGGGAGGAACAGAACTCCTTTCAATAGAATTATTTCGCAGATTACCTGAGGAATATAAAGACAAATTTCAATTCGTGATTTCAAGAGTCCATTCTATAGAAGAAAATAAACGTAGACTTTTTTGGATTCATGATCTTGCACAAGATCCCGCATACGATATTCTTAAATCTCAACTTGATATTTTTAATAAATTAGTTTTTGTTAGTCATTGGCAACAACAACAATTTAATACATTATTGAATATACCATTTGAAAAAGGAGTAGTTATTAAGAATGCTATAGATCCTATTCCGAAACATGAAGAAACGGAAACAAAGGATCTTCAATTAATATATGCTTCAACTCCTCAAAGGGGTCTTGACATTCTTGTTAATTCTTTAAATTTATTAGATAGAAGTGATTTTCATTTACATGTTTTTTCTAGTTATAAATTATATGGTTGGGAAAAAAATGATGAGCCATACAAGCCTTTATTTGAAATGTGTGAAAAGGATCCAAGAGTAACATATTATGGAGCAGTTCCTTATGATGAACTAAGAGAACATTGGAAAAATATGCATATATTAGCATATCCATCTACTTGGTTAGAAACTTCTTGTAGAGTAGCTATGGAAGCAATGTCGGCCCGTTGTGCAGTTGTTACTTCTAATTATGGTGCTTTACCTGAAACATGTGGCGAATTTGCTTACATGTACAATTATACAGAAGATAAAAATAAGCATGTTGAAAGGTTTGCTGATGCACTTGAAGATGTTATAGATTCATATTGGACAGAAGATGTTCAAACAAATCTTGACAATGCATTAGAATATTCACATACTCATTATAGTTGGGATAAACGTATCAATCAATGGATTGATTTTCTTGATAACCTATCATATGAACTTGATTATGCCGAAGAAGAAGTTAAAAAAGATATCACGATTAACAAGAAAGCCTAAACAAATTATTGGTTCGGGAAGAACCTTTGATGAACAGAAGATGGGTTCTGAACCGATCTTTGATGAAAATTCTACTCCAACTGATATCATGCATGGTTTGAATTGGTATAGTCATTTTCATGAAGCAGATCAATCTAAAAAATGGATGCTGGAATACATGAAACATTCTGGATATGATAAAGAAGATATTCAGAAAGTAAGATCCTTTCCATGGGGAAAAGGTGGACTTCTTGTTGATGGACCAAACGTTATTCATTTGAAGGGAGGGGGTTTTCTTGCTAGAATGATTATGAGAGGATATGAACATTTTCCTAAGGAATATGTAGAAAAAATTAGTTATCTTATTGACTATAGTAAGAAAAAAGGCGAACTCGTTTCAAAAGAAAAATCTGCTGAAAAAGAAATTAACGGAAATGATAAGCCATCTATACAAGATCATATAAAAGAACAAGTTTCTTTATATGCTTCTGAAATAGAAGAATCTATAGATGATTTTTTTGATAATGACTATAAGCCAACTATAAGCGTATATGATTGGTTAGTCAGTAAAGATGTTAAGGGATTGATTGCTAAAAAGATAGCAAAAGAATTTGAACCTTATATAGAAGAAATAAGATTAATTCCGACAGATGAAGATTTAGCAGAAGCATTTGCTCATATGAAGAAGAAGCAACTTGCTAGTTATGAGAATTATATACAATCAATTATTGATGATTGCGAAAGATATTCTGCCAATTCTAATAAACAGAGAAGTCCACGAAAGAAAAAACCAGTTTCAGTTACTAAACAAATAGCCAAGTTAAATTACAAAAAACAAGATGACGAATATAAAATAGCATCTATCAATCCATCTGAGATTGTTGGTGCTGATCAATTATATGTGTTCAATTCAAAGTATCGTAAACTTGGTGTGTATCAAGCAGAAGGTCATGCAGGACTATCTGTAAAAGGAAGCACTCTTCGAGGATTTGATGAATCACTTTCTAAGTGTAAAAAAGTAAGAAAGCCAGAAGAAGTATTAACAAAAATACTTTCGGGAGGTAAACTTGCTATTAAAAGACAGTACGAATCTATTAATTCTAAAGAAAAAGATTTAACGGGTCGTATTAACAATGAAACTATACTGCTTAAAGTTGTAAAATGATATTACTTGATTATTCACAAATCGTTATTGCAAATGTGATGATGAATAAGAAATCAATGTCTGAAGATTTTGTTAGACATGCGGTTTTAAATACTATAAGAATGTATCATCATAAATTTAATGAAGAATATGGTGATCTGGTTGTTTGTTGTGATGCAACAAATAACTGGCGAAAAGAAGCATTTAAATATTATAAAGCACAAAGAAAAACAACAAGAGATAAATCTGATTTCGATTGGTCTGAATTATTCAGATTATTACATATGATGCGGGAAGAAATAGCTGAAAATTTCCCTTATAAGGTCGTATATATAGATAAAGCAGAGGCAGATGATATTATTGCCACTCTTATACTAAATAAAGATAAAGAAGAACCTGTTTTAATATTATCAAGTGATAAAGATTTTATTCAGTTACAAAAATACAAAAATGTTAATCAATATTCTCCTCTTACGAAGAAATTTCTTGATACTGATAATCCAGAAAATTTTTTAAGAGAACATATTCTTAGGGGTGATGTAAGTGATGGTGTTCCTAATTTTTTATCTTGTGATGATACATTTGTTACTGATAAAAGACAAACACCATTATCAAAGAAAAAAGTTTCAGTTTGGTCCGAGCTTGAGCCCGATGTATTTTGTCAGGGCGAACAATTACGCAATTATCGTAGAAATGAAATGTTAATTGATTTAACAAAGATTCCTGAATGGTTGCAAACTAATATTGTGGTTGAATATGATAAACAGCCTGAAATTGGTAGAGCTAAACTTTTTAATTATTTCGTAAAACATAAACTTAAAAATTTAATGGAGCATATAAATGAATTTTAGGAGACATTATGCCAGCTAAAATGACAAGTGAAATATTATCAGTTGCAAATATGATGAAAACTGATGAAGAACGTACTAATTATTTGCGACAAAATCCGTCTAAAGCAGTAAGAGAATTACTGCGGCATAATTTTGATAAAG